ACGTGTATGCGCCGTATAAGACAATATAAATAACCCCCTACCCAACAACAACATAGCCCACAGCAGATATGCCTACTCAAGAGATAGAACTATTGTATGTACCTAGGGATCAGTTTGTTCCGTTACATGAGACGGATAAGCGGTGGAAGGTGGTAGTTGCTCATAGGCGTAGTGGTAAGACAGTCTCTTCGCTCAATGAGCTCATAAGGGGTGCGTTGCTATGTACTAAGACTAGTCCGAGGTTTGCGTACATCTCCCCGTATCGTACGCAGTCTAAGGCTATAGCGTGGACATACCTTAAGGACTTTACGGCCAACTTGCCTAACAGGCGTGTGAGTGAGTCTGAGTTGTATGTGGAGTTGCCTAGGGGTGCTAGGGTGACGCTCTATGGCGCGGATAACTCTGAGTCGCTTCGTGGTATTTACTTAGATGGGTGTGTGATAGACGAGCCTGCGGATATGGATCCTAACTTTTTTAGGGACGTTATACGTCCTGCTTTGTCTGACCGCCTTGGTTGGTGTTTGTGGATAGGTACGCCAAAAGGGCGCAATAGCTTCTTTACGTTGTACGACAATGCTTGTTCCGATCCTGAGTACTTTACCATGTTCTTGCCTGCTAGTGTGTCTGGGCTGCTTCCGCAGTCTGAGTTGGATTCGGCGTTAAAGGCAATGGGTAAAGAGAGCTATGAGCGTGAGTATGAATGTAGCTTTGCTGCGGCCATACCTGGAGCTATATATGGGGATGAGATAGCTAAGCTTAGGGCTAACAATCAGATTCAGGACTATGCGCCAGCAGCCAACCTACCGTTTGATACGTTTTGGGATGTGGGTGATTCGGACTATACCTGTATATGGCTAGTGCAGTTTGAAGGCAGGCACATTAACTTAGTGGACTATTATTCAGCAAATGGCCAAACTGTTGGGCATTATGCGAACCAAATCAAAAAGTGGGGTGAGGTCTACCAAACTGTTATCCGCACGAACTACCTCCCACACGACGCAGATCATGTACGAAGGGGCGGTAGTTGGAAAACTGACCTTGCAGAAGCTGGACTCAGTAGAATCTCGATTGTTCCGAGAACACCTGACATCTGGCTTGGTATTAATGAGCTCCGCTCTATCCTACCACGGTGTTACATTCACAAGACCAACTGTAGTCGCCGCTTCGGTGACAAAGAGTCATCAGCTCCTAGCGGACTCGACTGTTTGGAATACTACCACAAGCGTGAAGAAACCGACCAGAATGTCATATATGAGAAACCTGTGCATGACGAGTTTAGTCATGGTGCGGACGCTTTGCGCACGATGTCTGAAGCGCATAGGTTGGGTATGTTAGAAGGTAGTAGCTTTGTAGCCCGTAATAGCAGGCATACGCCGATAAAGGTGTTGCGTGGTCCATCGGCTAATAGCTACAAGAGGAAATCAAAAGTTAAATCTATTCGCTAATGGCAACCAATCCTACGTCCAATACAGCTAACACTACGGTGTCTGACAGAACATCTAGTGGCATTAAGCCTGATGGCACACCAGCCGTAGGTACAGTGGCTAGTGGTAGCTCATCTGGCGTAACAAGTGTAAGTAGTGGTAGCTCTAACGTAACAGTGACTTCTACGGGAGGTGGCGGTACGGGAGACGTTACAATAAGTGTATCTGGAGGTAGTACAACAGGAACGCAGATATTAGCTGGCGACGGGTCAGGTGGATTTCAAAATGTTTCTTTAACAGGTTTAAGTTATAACAATACAACCCACGTATTAAGCACTAGCAATACTTACTTAGGTGGTGCGGGTGGAGGATTTACAGTTACTGTATCTACTATCGATAACCCAACAGGTACAAGCTGGTTAGGTGATAACTATGACCCAGTATTGTTTTATGGTGCTATGCGTGAGGCAATATTATTCATGAAGGGTGAGCAGGATATGGTTGCCTATTACGAGAAAATGTACATGGAAGCTGTTGCACAACTTAATAGATTGGGTACAGGTCTTGAACGTGGTGATACTTATCGTGACCATCAAGCTAAGATAAAGGTTAGCCCATAATGGCAATCATTCAGACACAATGCACTATCTTTAAATATAACTTACTATGTGGGTTAGAAGACTTTAATCCACCATCGCCTTATGTTTATAAGATTGCACTCTATAATGCTAATGCTAATTTAGATAATACGACTGTAGCTTATTCAGTTACAAATGAAGTGGTTGGTACTGGGTATACAGCAGGAGGGAAAGCACTAACTCTTATTGCACCAATAGCTGATACAACAAACAATACCGCATACTGGTCGTTCAATAATGTAACATGGACTCCAGCAAACTTCACATGTAGAGGTGCTTTAATATATAATAGTACTACTGGAGCCGCTGTTGCTGTACTTAATTTTGGTTCGGATAAAGCATCGGTAAATAGTTTTACAATAACTTTTCCAACAGATACTGCGAATAGCGCAGTTTTAAGAATTTCATAAGGATTTTATATGACGATAGAGAAACAAGGCTTTGGCGATAACGCTGTTGCAATTTGGGACACAAACGCAGCCGATAATGAAACAGTTGGTATTATGGGGAACTATCACGTTGAATGCCGTGATGCCACAGGTAACTTAAAATGGGAAGAATCATTCCCTAACTTAGTGAACTCAATCGGTAAACAGTTACTACTCGATACACTATTAAAAGGGTCATCTTACACAGTTGTAGGTCCATTTTTAGGTCTTATTAACTCAAGCCCAACTTTCTTAGCTGCAGATACAATGACATCTCACGCTGGTTGGACAGAGTTTATTGCCTACACAGTTGGTGGTTCAGCAGTTCGTGGTACAGCGGTGTTTGCTTCAGCGACATCATCAGGTTTATCTCCAGCTAATATTACAAGTTCTGCAGCTGCTTCAATCACATACACTATTACAGGTGCTGGCGGTACAGTTGCAGGTTGTTTCTTAGTAACAGGTTCAGGTGCAGTAAGTACTCAGTCTAGTACAGCAGGTACTTTATATAGTGCTGGTGCGTTTGCAACACCTAAAATCACGACAGTCGGCGATACTGTGGCTGTGACCTACACGACTACTGCAACAAGCTAAGGGGTCTTAAATGGCTCTAGCATTGAATGACAGAGTCCAGCAAACTGGAACAGCAAACACCACCGTAAGTTTTACTTTAAGTGGTTCAGTTACTGGCTTTCAATCTTTTGCCGTGGTTGGCAACGGAAATACCACTTACTACTCATCTACAGACGTTTCTGGAAACTGGGAAGTAGGTATTGGCACGTATGCCACAGGCGGTACTTTAACTAGAACAACTATATTAGCTTCAAGCAATGCGGGTAGTGCTGTTACATTCTCAGGCACAGTCAATGTCTTTGTAACTTATCCTTCAGAAAAAGGTGTATGGTTAGACGCAAGTGGTAATGTTAGTACCCTAGGTACTATAGCATCAGGTACTTGGCAGGCTTCAACAATAGCTACATTATATGGTGGTACAGGGGTAACAGTATCAACAGGAGCAAACTCTAATGTACTCCGTGATGCTAATCAAAATATAACAGCTAATAACTTTTTAACTGCTTTTGCAAGTACTGTTTCTTCAGCCACTACATTAACACTAACTGTAGCTTCTGCTCAATATCAACGGATTACTGGAACAGCCACACAAACAGTCGCACTGCCTAATGCAACAACCCTTCAAAACGGGTTTATATTTACTATAGATAATGACTCATCGCTTACAGCTACAGTTATAGATAATGCGGCTACTACATTAGATACAATTCCTCCGGGTGGTGTCGATCAATGGGTATTAGTTAGTAATGGCACCACTGCAGGTACATGGGTTCCATATAGTCAGGTTCCTTCAGCAGTTGATTGGGGTACTAATACACTAAACTTAGCTACTACTGTAGTTTCTGGCGGTACTTGGAATGGTGGTACGATTACTTCAGCTTATGGCGGTACTGGGCTAACTACTTTTACAGCTGCTAACAATGCATTATACTCAACCAGTGCAGGAGCTTTAGCCGCAGGAACTTTACCCATTGCAGCAGGTGGTACAGCGTCAACAACATTAGCAGCAAACAATGTTTTACTAGGTAACGGGACATCAGCCTTACAAGTAGTAGCTCCATCATCATCAGGTAATGTATTAACATCCAATGGCACTACTTGGCAATCTACAGCGTTACCCGCTGGCAGTGTTACAGTTACAGACGATACTACAACGGCTACTGCACTATATCCAACATTTACAAGTGCTACTTCAGGCTCTATAACAGGCGTTAAAGTTACAAGTACTAAGTACACATTTGTTCCAACTACAGGGGCATTAACAGCTCCAGAAATAGTCGCATCAAACGGCTTAGTGGTAAATAATGCAACAGTATCAACAAGCTTTACTATTCCTACGGGTTATAACGCAACAGCAACCGGACCAATGACAATCGGTAGTGGGGCAGTCGTGACTATCCCTAGTGGAAGCCGTTGGTTAATATTATGATGAATGCACATATATATTTAGTAGCTAATACTGTAAATAACAAACACTATATAGGCCAGACTATAGTTTATAAAAATAAATTTGGTCATGGACTGGCATTACAAGATGCTTATAATAAACATGGTAAAGATAAATTTACATATGAAAGATTGTGTTCAAATATATTAAATAGAAACACATTAAATTATTTAGAAAAGTTTTGGATAGCAACTTTTAACTCTATTGCTCCTAATGGATATAATATTGAGCATGGGGGTTCTGATAAAGGTGAGGTATCTGAATCAACAAAACAAAAATTACGAGATGCTAATATAGGAAAAAAAGCATCAGTAGAAACTAAACAAAAAATTAGTGATGCTAATAGAGGTGAAAATAATTCATTTTATGGAAAAACACATTCAACTGAAGCTATAGCAAAAATAATTGCAGCTAATTTAGGTAGAACTTTTGTTACATCAGAAGAAACTAAAAAGAAAATTGGGCAAGCAAACGCAGGTGAAAATAATGGAATGTTTGGTAAAAAGCATACAGACGAAGTTAAACTTAACTTTAAAGACAGAGCTAAAGCTAGACATTGGTTAGGTAAAAAGTTTTCAGATGAGCATAAAGCGCATTTATCTATAGAAAGAACTTGCCCACATTGCAGTAAGGTAGGTAAAGGAAATGCGATGATTAGGCATCATATGGATAACTGTAAACAAAATAGGGCGGTAATATAATATGGCTTCTACGATAAACGCAAAAACAACGGGTGTTGGTGGCATTGATGCTTCAGGTGATGCTAGTGGAGTACTTGCCCTTCAAACTGGCGGAACTACTGCGGTCACTATAGATACTAGTCAGAATGTGGGGATTGGTACAAGTAGTCCAAGTGCAAGACTTCAAATTTTATCATCTGGTGCATGGTCTTCTTCTAACTGGGGTAAAGGTTTTTATGTTAATACATCAGGCTCTGCATGCAATCCTGCAATTGGCATTTCTGATTACACAGGCGCAAATAATTGGGCGCTTGTAAACTTATCAGGAAATTTAACATTTAATACTGGACCAGCAATTACAGATTCATCAACTGCTGGTGTTGAGCGTATGCGTATTGACTCTAGTGGAAGAATTACTAGCCCTTATCAACCAGCTTTTTTAGCAACATGCAATACTGTTGGATTTCCAACGATAGCTTTAGGTTCATATTTTACATTTAATACACTTAGCACAACATTTTCAAATTCAAATCAAAATACTGGTTTTAGTACAAGCAATTATTACTATACTGCACCTGTTGCTGGTACTTATATATTTTACGTTCAAATATATTTTGTAAATTCTGGAAATTATGTTAGCTGGTGGAAAAATGGAAGCCAAGTATCGTTTGGAGATGCAGCAATTGCAGCAAATTCAACAACAGCTGGGTATGTATTTAATGGCTCAATAATGTTGAATTTAGCAGCAGGTGATTATGTTGGATTGCAACCAAGGGCTGGACTTACATCAGTTCAATGGTATCCAGGACATTCATGTTTTTATGGTTATTTATTAGGATAAATGATGACAACTTATACAATTACACTTTCAGATGCAGAAGATAAAGCACTTGGCTTCGTAGCATATTCACAACAAGCATGGATTGATAATGCTATTCATGAGCGTTGCCGTATTGCTATTGATGAAATAGTGAACGTAGAAGTTCAACGTAAACTAGCAGCAGGTGAACCTATTGTTGGTTCAAAAGATGACATTGTAATGGCTGCTGATATTAAGTCTGCTGCTGAACGTCAAGCTGAATCAGAAGCTACACAACTAGGGATTTAATATGAGTAGCATAGTCGTAGCTGGCGATACCAGCGGAAGTGTCACATTAAGTGCGCCAGCAGTAGCAAACACCACAGTATTAACCTTGCCTAGTGTGAGTGGCACTCTAATTACAAGTGCTACAGGTCAAACATTAACAGCACCTATTATCAATGGTATGGGTTCTAGTGTCATTACATCAGGTACAGCAGTAGCCTCTACAAGTGGTACGTCAATAGACTTTACAGGTATTCCTAGTTGGGCTAAGAGGGTTACTGTGATGTTTAGTGGTGTTAGTACAAGTGGTACAAGTTATTTGCAATTTAGATTAGGAACATCTGGTGGAGTTGAAGCTACAGGGTATTTATCAGCTGATTTTGGTGTTGGTGGGACTACTACTTCTACAGCATTAAGTACAACTGGATTTCAACTCAGATCAGATACAGCATCTTCTGTTAGTAATGGTCAATTAGTAATAAGCCAATTAAATAGTGCGACTAACTTATGGGTTGCTACAGGGATAGATGGTCGTTCAGATGTAGCTGTATTTTATTCTTTTGGAGGTTCTAAAACCCTTGCAGGTGTCCTAGACCGAGTACGTATCACCACAGTAAATGGCACAGACACCTTTGATGCTGGCTCAATTAATATTCTTTGGGAATGATTATGACTAATCATATAAAGGACAACACATGGCTATAGTTTTAGACGGAACAAATGGCATTACCAATTCTTCTTGGACAACAGCCACAAGACCTGCAAGCCCAGCAACAGGACAGATGGGGTTTAATACTACTTTAGTTTCTATGGAATATTATAATGGTACTTCTTGGTCTGAGATATTCCAACCAAATCCTTATTCAGCATCTTATGTTTTAGTTGCAGGTGGCGGCGGCGGCGGTGCGTATATTGGTGGTGGCGGTGGAGCTGGCGGATATTTAACAGGTACTACTTCGCTATCTATAGGAACTACGTATTCATTTATTATTGGGGCAGGAGGAGCAGTCCGAGTAAATGGGGTAAATTCAACTGCTTTTAGTCTTACAGCAATAGGTGGTGGTATAGGTGGAGTTGGTGGTGGTGGTACTGGAGCTTCAACTGCTGGTGGTTCAGGCGGTGGTGGTGGTTCTTCAGCTACAGG